TTGCTTCACCGTAGTCGCTGAGTTTTTGACTGCCACTGAGAAGGTTACCTGCAAAACCCACAGCAGTTTTAGCAGTATCGCTGAATACATTTCCTAAAAATCCAGCACCACTTCTTAGACTGTTTATTAAATCATCGTCTGCCAAATTAAAACTCCAGTTTAATTGCTCAAATAAATATTAGTACATTATATTTATCTATAGGAATCAGCAATGGAAAGCACAAAAGAAAGTCCACTTAAAAAATACAAAAGACAACCAAAAATTTATATCAATTTGCCCAGCGAAGGAAAATTTTACAATTCTGGTGTATTGCACAATGATACAGCTTATGAATTGCCAGTGTTCAGCATGACAGCCAATGATGAAATACTTTATAAAACACCTGATGCTTTGATTAACGGCAATGCCACTGCTGAAAATATTAAAAGTTGTATACCCAGTATAAACGATCCATGGAGTTTAGTAACACTGGACGTGGACACAATTTTGATGTCAATGAGATTGGCCAGTTATGGACCTCATATGAATATTCAATCCAAATGCAAACACTGTGGTGAACACAATCAATACGATCTTGAGTTGCAAAAATTTATTGATTATTTTAACAGTTTAAGTTTCAATGACACTGTAGTAATTGACGATTTCAAATTTAAAATAAGACCATTGACCTATAGAGAATATACTGAAATACAAAAAGAAAGTGTAACATTACAGCGTGCACTGAGAATTCAAGCGCCAAAAATTGAAAACGAAGAAGAAAAAAATCAATTTGTAGATCAGTGTTTGGATAAAATTGCAAGAATGGCGCTTAATGCCATTATGCTCAGTGTAGTCAGTGTCGAAATCAACGGCGAAATTGAATCCAATCGCGAAGAAATAATTGATTTCCTCAACAGCAGTGATAGATCTTTGTTCAGTGAATTGAAAAATCACATCGACGATGAAGCTGCTAAATGGAAAATACCAAAACAAACTGTGGTATGCGGCGGATGCAACAAAGAATACGATATGAATGTTTCATTGGATCAAACTGATTTTTTCGGCAAAGGCTAGTGAGTCTCGACGACGATGAAATTAACTCACTGGCCGATGATTTAGAAAACAACATCAAGCAATTGAAAGATATGCTGTACCGAGTGTGTTGGTACATGCGTGGCGGCGTAAATTATCATGATTTGTTATATGACACAGACATTGAAGATCAAGAGATCATGAGAAAAATAATCAAAGACAATATCGAAAATACCAAGAATGCAAAAATGCCTTTAATTTAATCAATTTCAGCAGAAGGCTGTCCTACAGTTCCTCTGGTTCCGTCGCCTGCGTCGCCAGGCGCGGTGGCACCTGTACCACCGATTTGATCCTGAGAACTTTGAGCACCAGGTGCTTGAGTTAAATTCATTTTGTTTAAAATCAGTCTTTCTCTCTGCCCTGGTGGAATATATTCCACCAACTGACTGGCAGTGCCTTCAGGAAACAAACTGTTTTGAAAAGTCAACTTGGCCCATTCACTGCTGGCATAGGCATTGCCAGCAGGCGTGGATCTTTGTTGTTCAGTGAATCCTCCGCGGTTCAACAATTCATCCATGCCCACAGCCCCATCAGTTACACTGTCCAGTGCTGCATTGGCTGCTCTTAGTCCAGTGCCAGTGATACTTGCCATGCCTTCTAACACTGTTCTTAATACACTGTTGCTCATGTATTCAACCAACCACTCTGTAAGAGCTCTTTGAACACTGGGACGTGTTAACATGTACTGAGCAAGCAGAAATCCTGCTTCAGTGACAATCATGCTAACTATCGCAGGAAAAAAACCTACGCCAGTGGCTGCGGCAGTTCCTTGTATTGCTCTTACACCCCATCTAACGCCAGTTATAAGTTGACGAACTTTGCGCATTCCGCTGCTAAGAGACACAAGCAATAACGTAGTAATTTGTGCACCTAGACTGGCCTGTGCTGCAATAATGTGATCAGCTGCTTCTTGTTGACTCATTCCGCCAGCCTCTGGTCCTATTTCTGCTTGATCTTGAAAGTAAGCCACGTTGTAGGCATGAGTTTCCAACAACAGATATGAAAATCCCATTGCTTCAAATATTCTACCCATCAACTTAACACCAGGAATATCAGCAAATCCGTTTACAAAGCGTCTAACAGAACTGCGTTTGTTTGCAGGCACATCCTCAAGACCTTTCCATGCACTGCTGAATTTCTGTGCTATGTTGATTCTTTTAGATCGAATATTGTTGCTGTTAACCAGTCTAGTTCTTGTTTCGCTTCCTCCACGATTGTATCTTCTTTCAAATCGTTCTGCATCAGATTCATTGTCAAATCTAAACACTTCACCACCGGCTCTAACCAAAAATCTATCAGAGTCGTTCACTTGTCCTATAATACTTGCATCAAGATCAGGATTAAATCTCTGCAAAGTCAACTCAGGAGTTTCAGTGTTTTCAATTAATAATTCTTGTAATTTCATCAGAATGTTTCCAGCAATGTAAGTTATTTATATGAAGTGAGCTAAAGCTCACTTGTGATTGTCGCTGTCGCTCAATCACATTATTTTATTTTGATGAAGAAAGACAACGTATTCAACGTATAAAAGCATATGGTACTGCGAAGCAGTATCATATGTGTATAATATCATTCAGATTGTGTAGTCATACTTCGCCCGTTGCCGGGCGAAGTGACAAAAGAACATCATTCGAGTTGCTTTCGCACACTTGGTAAATGAGATTCAAAATGCATATGTAAAAAACATTTTGTCGGAGGCGGTTGACCGGTATCCCCCTACTCAAGCTTCGTCATATCAACGGAAGGCACACGTTCCCTACCAAGCGAAAACAGTTACCTTTGTGGTTGCTTTTTCTCAGAGCCACAATCTTTTAAAGCCTATCGTATACTTCTTCACGCGGACTCTTCACACCACCGGCTACGAGCATTACCTCGGCTGGATTTTGAAGGACATGGAGTCAATATTGTCCGTTATATAGCCTTGTTTCTGTTTTGAAGTGCCTCTACAAGAGTCTTTGATTTGCCTACTCTTACGTTAATAATGCCGTTGTAGTATTCATCTGATTCTAAAACACGCCTGTCGAACTGTTCTTTGGCTTCTAAATAACTCATTTCTGCTCTAGATGTACAAAAATAAAGTATTTCTCTAGTAAAATTTTTTTCGCCTAGTTTTTCAACATCTCGATTAAGTTGTTCAGATGAACCCCAATAATCGCGCCAATCAGATTCTTTTTTGCCTTTTCTTCTATTCTTTTTGCCTTTAAGTGGTGGTTTAGAAGTTTTAAATTTTGCTAATTTTTTGCCTATGTACTTGCGATTATCAGAAAGGTTTGTTATCAAGTATACAAATCCTTCGTATTCTTCTGGAATACTGTCAATTTTTTGACCTTGATACGTCCAACTCATACACTATGTATAAAATCAATTAATCGTCCTTTGCCTTTTTTGAATTTTGTGGTCTTTTGTTGCATTGCCACTTGTTGTTTGCTCTTAATTCTTCTAAAACAACATCATATTTTTCCTGAATCTCACTTTGTCTTTGTTTTGCCAGTGCTATAAGCTTACGCAATTCTCTTCTGGCAGTGCGTTTAGTTCGTTCACTGGGTCTTTTCTCAAACTTTTCGTTTGCATCAAAGTAATTGAGATAGGTTTGTGCTAATTTATCCTGTGTATCGTCCATTATTCTACTATGTCAACATCATTTGAGTAAGTAGTAAAGCCATTTTCCTTAACAACTTTTAATACATGATTTACTCTGCCTATTAATTCGTCTTTGTGACTGATAAGGAAAACGTTTTTGTTTCTTTCTCTAGTCATTGTTTTTAATACTCCAATTGCATTTTCGACGCCCGAAGTATCCATACCACTATCAATTAACTCGTCTACAAACAGTAAATTAATAGATTGGTAGAGATTTTCCCAAACATCTCTGAATGCAAAGCTCATTCCTAATATAAGTCTATTTCTTTCACCTCTACTGAGATTATCAAAGTCTAAATCTTGTCCTAATTGTGTAATTTCAACCGAAAGATCGTTTTGAAATGTAACTTGATGAGGTAATCCAAGATAATCTAAATAAGTTGTTAATCGATTATTCAAATATGCAAGATTCTGGTCAATGATTTTTTTGCGGACAAAGCTATCTTTATTGGTTAATAACTTGAGCAGAAACTCTTGATGTTCTTTTTCGTTGGTCAGTTCGTTGATTGTTGTCCAATCTATTTCCTGAATAGCGGTTTGATTCAGTTCGTTAATTTGTATTTGATAAGGATCGTCTTCCTCGTTGCTATTTTTTAGCGCACTTTTAAGATTTTCTACATTGCTTCGGTGTTCGTATGCTTCTTTAGCTGATTCGTAAAATGTGTTAGGCTTGCCATCAATATCACCGATTTCATTAAGCTGAGATATAACTTTTTCTAGTTTTTGAGCAAGATCGTTTTGATATTCAACAGCTTCTTTGTACTCTTGTGTCTTTTTTGTTACAATTTCTATTTTTTTGTCTTCATGTAGTTCTTGACCGCAGGCATAACACACTGCATCGTCAAGATCTTCAATGTCTTTTTTAGATTTTTCAACCGATTTATCTGCTCTTATCAATGCACTTTCTAAAGTTGACTTTTCTTTAGTCAAAGATTGAATTTGATTGTTCATTTCGTGCCAATTTTGCAGTGTCTCGTGTGCTTCAAGTTCTTTGTTAATATCTAATTTTTCTAATTCATCAATAGCAGCAAGAAGATTTTCATGATCTTTGGCTTTTTTTGCTGCCCATGCACGCTGTCTACTTTTTAAGTTTTCTATACTCTCATTGATTTTTTTGTTGCTTTCGTCAATAGCACTGATTCTGAGATTTTCCTCAGTTAGACTTTCTTTAGTTTCTTTAATTTTTTCTTTAAGTAAAGTAGCTTTTTCTGTAAGTATAGTTATACCAAGTAGTTGTTCAATTACTTCTCTTTGATCATTTGCTCTCATACTCAAGAATGGTTCAGTGTAAGTGTTCAATGCTAAGATATGTTTAAACATATTATGACTCATACCTAGCAGATTTTGTATGTCTTCTTGAGTTTTTCTGCTATCACCTTGACTTTCATTGTTAAGTTCGTCGCTTTGTTCTTGACCATTGATGTAAAATTTTAATACATTAGGGGATCTTCCGCGCTCAATACGAAACTTATTTCCATCTTTTTCGAAATTTAATGTCACCAACATGCCTTTGCTGTTGGTTTTGTTAATAAGATTATTACGTTTGATATTAGTTAATGCCTGTCCATACAATGCATAACTAAGAGCATTAATAATCGTAGTTTTTCCTGTTCCGTTGCGTGAACCGCTGTCGTCTCCGCCTTGGTCAAGATTTTCTCCAAGCACTAGAGTTAAGTTTTCGTCGTTAAAGTTTACAGCTTGTGTAACATTGCCGACACTCATGAAATTTTTTACTGTAAGATCTTGTATTTTAATCATTGTAATCCATTATAAATGTTAAGAAGTGTAGATTTGTCAAAACTGTCACTTTCGATTGCAAGTATTTCGTTGCTAACAATTTGATCAACACTTTCAAATTGAGTAATATCTAAATCTGTGTTTACTTCTTCGATGTGTTTTTGTGGAATCAATGTAATTTCTCTGCACTTATAGGTTTCTATAAAAGTTTCTTTGATCATACTAGCTTCTTCAAAACTTACATCAATGTCTAATGTAACTCTAAGATACATTTTATTTTTTATTAATTGATCTTTTTCGTCGATTAGCTGAGAAAGTTTAATAGTTCTATACTTTGGACAATCTGACCAATTAACATATTCAGGGCTAGAACTGTTTTCGAGGTCTAGTATCATCATTCCTCTTTCGTCGTCCCAGGTATCAGCATAGTTATGAGGAAAAGCGTTTCCGATATAGTGTATTTTGCCTTGATTTTGACGTTTGTGAAAATGTCCCGAAAACACATATTCTTGATTTTTAAAATGTTCTGCTTTAAGCTCGCTATTATCTGGCATTTTAACCATAGCATTCATGTAAAAGCTGGGCAATTCAAAGTGACCAAATACATATTTTTCTTTAAGATTTGCTACTTTTTTCCATTCATCACCTACTAACCATGGCACTAGTGCAACATCGCCTTCTTGATAAATTTCATCAACTACGGTTATGCCAGGAATATGTCTTGCAAACTCAGTGGATTTAATATCACGTTTGTCTTTGTAATATAAATCGTGATTGCCGGCAAAAAGATAAAATTTTTCAAATGCAGAACCTAATTTTTCTAGTAACCTAATACCAGTATCCATTGTTGTAAGGTTAAGACTGTTGCGATTGTGATTCCAATCACCGCAAAAAATACCAGTTTCGCAATTGTTTTCTTTGGCAGTTTTAATATACCAGTCAACAAAATCTTCGCAATCTTGATTATGTATTCTGCTGTTGCCTTTTAAGCCTAGATGTAAGTCAGTAAATACTGCTGCTTTTTTAAACAATTTTATACCTCATATAATATTAAAATAACAAAAAATGCTAACAAAGTCAATGATTTATTTGTTATTATCTTCATGTCTTCGCAATGATGCTTCCCATTCGCCTGCGTGCTGTCTAGTATAACTAGGATTAAGATTATTCATTTCAAGGACGTCGTCTCTGATATTTTGTGCTCTTTTTTCAAGATTAATAACTCTTACAAAGCTATTGGTTACTGCTGCTGTATAGTATGCAAAAGGGTTATTTGACTTTGATTCGTCAAATTGCAGTCCGATTTGTGAAAGTTGCAATATAGCCTGACCTTTCATTTCGTCATTATAAGTATATCCTCTTACATTTCCTCGAGTAGCGTATCTGTCAACCAATTTCATCCACATTTTTGCTAATTCATCGGTGGCTCTTCCGTGATCTTTTGAAAAATAGCCATTTTCTAATCCTCCGCACCAATGACTTTTGCCTACGCATTTTAGTTCGTCATTTTCATCAAATTTATAATGCTGAAATGGTGGAAAATTCAGTTTTGTTTTGGTATCGGCAATGGTTTTAGGATTTTTTTTACGACCTTCTTCGTCGGGTATATGATCAAATGTCATAATTCGAAAAATTAATTCAGATTTTTCGATAG